ATTATAGGTGCTGATACAAACGCTCTTGGTACAAAGATAGCCGAACAGTTACCTAATATCACAGGTGATCAAGGTTTTTTGGGATGGTCTGTTGGTACTTTTTCTTATAGTGGGGCTTTAGCTCCAGCAGGATCTTCTGTAAACAATGCTGATAATGGTGTTGGCGGTAGTTATAATGGATACACAGACCTTGCTCTCAACGCCCATAACTCAAACTCAATATACACCGACAATGGCAAAGTATACCCAGCTTCAATCGCTTTGAATTTCATTATCAAAACATAACAATTATGTTCGGTAACCGTTCAAACTTGCCTTAAAAAGATTTTTGGAGAAAAAAATGTCAAACACAAAAACAGTTTATAGACACGATAGCGAAGGCTATTATATAGGCACTTCGCTAGCCCAATACGTCGGCGACGACCTTCTCTTGCCTTCCGATTGCGTAGAAGCCCAGCCTACAATAAAAAATGGATATTGGAGCAAATGGAGCGGTTCAAAGTGGGCCAATGAGAAGATCCCAACAACCTGCGACGAAGCGATTAAAAAAAATCTGACCTGCATATCAAACGGCCAGGGGCAGCATAATTATGAGGTCAAAGCCTTGTTCGAGACCCTGGTAGCGGCAGATCCAGAAAATTACAGAATCACCGTCTCCGAGGACTTCGTGATGAGCATTGAGGCAATCCCGGAGAAAACACTGGACGAGCTAAAAGCTGAAAAATTGGAAGCCCTCACCGCATACGCCGGAAAATTCGACCAGTACAAATGCGACGATATGTACGTGATCTCGTCCATTGGAGGCTACAAATTCAACGCAGACATTCGCTCCCAGACAAATATGCAGGGCTTGATCGACGTTTTAGCCGACGACGCAACCACCCTTTATAAAGACTACGACAACGAGTTCAGAACCATGACCAAGGCAGACCTGGCCGTGCTGAAATCGGAGTGCCTGCAGAATGGCCAATACCTATACCAGCAAAAATGGACCCTTCAGACCAAGATCAACGCCTGCACTTCCAAAGAGGAGCTGGACGCAATCGAGATCAAGTTCGAAATGCTGGAATTCAATCATGCCGATTAAAACAAAAAATCTGTTTTAATAAGGCTAAAATCGCTCATTTTAGCCTTATTTTTACGCTTAAACACAGAAAAAGAGGTTTTACATGAAAAAAGTAATTACTTATTTCAAGAATCTCCTCATAGCCCTAGACCAGCTGGCAAACACCATCTGTGGAGGGTTCCCGGATGAAACCATCTCGGCTGTCTGCTGGCGCAAAAGCCAGGAAAAGGGCCACTACGGACATAAGCTCCTAAAATTCATTCTGGACGTCACCCTAAGTCCGATAAAGGAAGATCACTGCTTCCGGGCCTACGTTAGCGAAATGACCCGCCAGCAGCTACCAGGAAGATACAGACGGCAGGGAGGAGCAACAAATGCAAACTAGACTAAAACCAAACGCAGAAGGCCTGGTAGGAGTAGGCGTAAAATTCGAACGAATCAGACGAGTCACCGGATACCTGGTAGGTTCCCTGGACCGTTTCAATGACGCCAAGCTGGCCGAAGTCAAAGACCGCGTAAAGCATATGCACTTAAATTAATTTTTGTGACATAAGGCCCAACGCAGAAAACAGAAATCGCACATAATAAAGCCCTACACGCTGGTGGCAACGGATGAGCAGCTGCGCAAGATGACGAACACCAATCTCTGGGCTAAAGCCTGGTACCGGAGTAAGAAACAACCTACTAAGGGGTTGAAATAAGCGTAACCCAGGCCACGGACCACGCGGAATGCAGCTATTCTACGTGGTTTTGTTGTTTTTGAACCCTTTCGCGATCATCTAGCCGCTTCATCCTTTCAATCCTTTTTATGATTTTCAGCATGAGCCCGGCGTTTTTAAAATTAAGCCCCCACCCTCCATTTTTATAAATGACAACCGGGTCTCTTGAACTGATTTTATAGGTCATTTGACCCTTGCCTTTCTTTTACCAGTTTGACGATTTCAGTCAAATACTCCCTTATTTTTTCCTTGGAAGCCGGACCACCGAAAGGACAAGTATCGGTACCCAGATAGACAAGGTCGCTAGCCTTTAATCCCTTATCTTTATATATGCCACTTTTTAGCAGAAGAGGTAAGTCACTAGAATTAAAATAGGTTATATTTGCTCTGGCTTGACCCAGCTCGTCGCTTTCAAGACTATTCACAGCAGCTTCATACTTCACGGGGAACAAAGCATAACCGACATAATAAGAAAGGTCTCGCGAAGTTAATCTAGCACTTAAGCAGTAAGCATCGTCAAGACGGAAGCTATCAAATTCCGTTATTTTTACATCATCCATAAAACACCTTTCTATTTTTCCAGACTCATCAAAAACAGAAACTCCTCATCACTGAGAAGCAGCGCTGACTTTAAAGCACGAAGCTCAAGCCGGGTAAAGCTGCCATGGTCAAGTTTATATTTGAACACCTGGCGCGAAGCAATACCCAGAAACGAGGCCAGATCTTCATAAGTGCGGCCGCGAAGCTTCATATGATACAGCAGCTCCTCCCTAAAAGTTTTCACTTCATCCATTTCAGAATCCTCACATCACAAATCCATCGAGATCGCCGGCGCTGTTCTTTTCGTAATCGAGGTCCAGAATACGACATTCGTCGCCCGTCCCTCGCACGCGAGCAAGAATACTGCTCTGGCCTTCATTGTCGAAAGCAAACTGAATAGGCTCAACCTCAAAGAACGGATGAGCTTTTATAAACTCATTGAGGTAAGTAACCGCAGACTTAGAGCCCAGATCGAAAAATTCAACAAATCTAACAGCCATAATTAACTCCCACCATACTCCTGGTAACGAAGGCCGCGTACACACTCGCCAAAGCACCCGCCAGGAGTATGCAGCTCAACGGTAGGATTTAAGGCGAGCTGAACCAGAACCAACCCTGGATGATATCTCACATCCTGGATTTCAACGTCCAGCTTATTGATTTTCAGAAATACATTCAAAGCGTCCACCGCATAAACCATACTACCGCCGAATTTAACGTCGTGGAATTCAATAAATCTAATCATGCTCCCACCCCTGCTTAATTAAAACAGTTCAAAAGTTCACGGAAAAGAACTAAATCCGCAGCCTTGGAAGGCTTAACATCCCAGCCGCGGTCGTAGTTGCAGACCACATAGCCGTCGGCGTGAGTAATATAGAGCTTTGAGAGCCGACCGTTATCAATACCCCACTCGGAAGGTTCCTCATAGATTTTAGCATTGATAAAATAACGACCGTCAACAGCGCAAGAGAACCAGTTCTCGCCAAGGCTCTGCATTTTGAATTCTTTCTTCATCATAACCCACCCCCAGACTCTTAATTAGTTTCAGACAAAAAGCGATAAAATTTATTGTTACGGTAGCCGGAAAAAACCGCAGCAGCCTCACCCTTAACAGCCTCGGCCTTTTTATAAAACATCTTGTGGTAACCTTCCTCGTCGCGCTTCGCATACCAGGCATCAGATGCGGCCCCCAGGGCTTCTTTCTTTGAGGAGCACTCGGTTAAAAACAGATAGCGCAGCTCCTGGCCTTCGGTTTTAACGGAGAAGGTAACGAGATAGCGATTTAAAACCTTCATAATTAACTCCTTGATATTCCTTAACCTTTTGCCTTAAGTATAGAATAGGTTCGGAGTTTGTCATAATGGTTTTTACGTGATTTTGATTTAGTTCACTATTTTTATAAAAGCATTTCTGCGCCGCCTTTGAGGCAGACTTCGACATAGTCGCACCAGCGCTGCATGGCATCGCGGCGCTCTTCCAGGCGGTCGGAGCGAACATAGGCCTGGACGGTTTGAGAACCAACGGCATGAGCAATACAGAGCTCACCAACCTCGAACGGTACCTTATTGTCGAACATCCAGGAGCGACCAATGGCGCGAATTCCATGAGGCACCAGGATATCAGCAAAACCATTTCTGCGCAGGAACTGCGAGGCGGAGTTGGTGCTGACCGGTTTCTTTCCTTTACCTTGAGGAGACGGGAACACAAACTCAGAGTGGCGTGGCAATCCCTCGAGGAGCTCTACAAGCTGCCGAGACATTGGGACCAGGTGCTCGCGCTTCATTTTCATGACCTCAGCAGGGACCGTGATAAGTCTCGAGTTGAAATCAATCCAATCCCAGCGTAGCACCGTATACTCACCAGGACGCAGCAGGGTATAGAAGCCACAAAGCAGCACCGCCCAGGTGGTATGAGCGCGGACGCCTTCGACCTGCAGACGGAAGAGAACCTCCGGCAGCTCGGTATAACTGACAGAAGGGCGGTTTTTTCTTTTGGTGGATGGGGCCGGAAACACGGCCGCGAGGTTCTGCCAACGCAGCTGATCAATAAGCCCAGAATTGAAGGCATAGACCTCGAGATTTCTAAGATTGCCACAAATTCGCTTAATGGTTTCAAGTTTCGCACGGCGACCGAGATCACCCTCCAGGGCCTCTTTGAGCGCCAGCGGGGTGATATCCTTAAAATTCATCGAACCGAACACCGGCAGCAGATAGCGCTTAAAGCGCAAATCGATATCGCGCCAGTTCTTGATCTGGGTTTTCTTGAGCGCCAGCCACTCCTTATATATAGATAGGAAATCAACGGACTTGCTAACCTTAAGAGTTCTAAGCTCCACGGAAAGCCTCTGAGCCTCCTCGCGGGCTTCCTTCAGAGTCATATCCGGGAACACGCCAAGCTGCCGTGATACGTGCTGACCCTTCACGGAACGATTGAAAATCCAGCGCTTAGTGCCGTTGACCTCGACACGCAGAAACAATCCAGCGCCATCGCTGAGCATATAGGCCTTGTCACGCGGACGCGCAGATCTAACTTGAATAATATTAAGCATAACCACACCAACCTAGACAAGCCTATGTGCAACTTTTGACACTTGGGATTAAACTAGGTACCCAGGAAGCCTGCATACAAATTGCACATAAGCCATTATGATAAAATAATTCAAAACAGTTCAGCTTAGTTTATCATGAGTTCAATGCGATCGTGATGCCATCTATGAAGGATTTTTGATCTACCAGAAGATAAGAAAAAAGAGACGTATGCGGAGAAAAGGAGAGCTATAAACGCAGATAACTTATTGAATTAAAAGAAACTAGAAACAGCTATATGCATTTTTATGTGCGAATTACCAGGAGGCGCTCACATTTTTATGAAGGAAAAGCAGGGATTCATTCACATTTTATGAAGGATTAAAAAAGGGTACCCGTCCCAGCCTTCCAAAGCCTTATTTATCATTTGTAAAACCGACGTAATAAAATTACATTTCTAAACCGTAATTTTATTATAGTTTCGTAAATTGCAAAATCAAAGCAACAGAGGGATTTGAATCCCCCGACAAAAGAAAAGCCCCGGAGCGATCCAGGGCCAGCATACAAACAAAGAATGAAAACTCTAATAAGCAAGCTCATTATAGCATAAATAGACTAGGCGCTGTCCTTTTCCAGAAGCAGCAGATAGCCTGCGCCAAAGGTCCACAAACCGAAAGTACAAACCAAACAGACGATCATCAAGATCACCATGAAAAGGTTAGTGGTTGAGTGCGGCAGGATTTGACGGCAGCTCCATCCGTCAGCATTGGCATGAGTGATCGCCTTTTCCAGAGCAGCTCTAGGATTGGTGAGAAGAGCACCGATAATACCACCCATAAGAGTGACGCGTTCAATTTTATTAACTCGCATAAAACCCCCAGCAAAATAAAAGACACACTAAAATATTAGGCCAGGAGTAGCAGAACGGATTAGCTATATATCACGGTTTTAGAATCAACCCTCAGAGAGCAGCAACTATAAGACCATGATAACCAGCGGCCATAAATGCACCCATCAAGAACCAATACGCACCGTTCCAGAGACACTTTAATATTGCGGTTTTCCAGAACAAGCGGTTCAAGGCTTTAATTTCAGACTAGGAAGCAAAAGGACTCATATATTTGCGAAAAGTTTTATACGAGCTCCAGTGGGGCCAGAAATAAGGGTTAGCATCACCAAGAAAAGCCAGGATATTAGTTACTAAAGACTGATCGCAGGCACTAAGCTGGTCCTGGTACTTTCTAACCAGAGCTTCACCGGCGTCATAAAAAGAAGAATCAAACATAACTACTCCTTAATTTGTATTACATACCGAGCAAAACCGATGCCTGGATTTTCGTAGTGGATGCCAACCACGGACCAATCCCGGAGCTTCGGGAAGTTGCGGGCAAAATTAGCTATAAGTTCACATTCAACGTACAGATCCTCAGAACAAGCATCCTCCACTTGAACATATGCGTGCGCAGGCAAAATATTTAATAGCTCTTCAAGTTTCATTTAATCCCCAACGGGCTTAAAACAATTCAGAAAATCACCAAGACGCCAAACCTCGGTAAGCCCGGAGCGTTCAAGGTACCAGGTATAGCGGTCAGACTTAGCCTTGACGAGGCGGCACCTATAGCAGCTTACAACGTGCTCGTTTACCGACTCAACCGTATAGATGCTGCCGTCGTCCTTTTGGAAGGCGTCTCCAGGATGGATCTCGATTTTCACAATTACTCCTTCTTATATTTACCGGAAAGATAGAGCTGAGTAGCAAGTTCGAGAACTTTTAATAAATCGCTCCGGCTGATTTTTTCTGACTGTCCCATATCAACAGACCCCGAATTATCTAAAACCTCGGAGGTCGTATCTAGAATTTCAGCCGCCAGCTCCCAAACTTCATCCGGTACTCTCATACTCATATAACTACTCCTCCTTGAAATGAGCAGGACCAGATGCGCTCACGTCTTCCGGCGCAGCTTCCAGACACTCATCGTACAGATGACGCAGGCGTATAAGAGTCTTAAGATCTGTTGCAGATTTGCACGCTTCCAGCAGGGTATCAAGAAGCAAAAGGTAGTCCTTCTGGTTCAGTTCAATTTCATATTTCATTTTTTAGTTCCAAACGGCCTCCAGTCTTTACCGTCAAGCGAATATTCATAGCAGTTAAAAAGGGTTGATAAACTGAACTGCTTATAGCCTAAAATAAGTTTAGTTTCATCCACCCAGGTCACGTAACCTAAATAAGGAGCGTAAGCATATACCCTTGGATCCCATTGAAGCATTCGAAAATAAAAAGGCATAAGCAATCGTACCCCGGAAGTTTGCTCAAATTCCATAGCACTCCGAAAGGGTCTTAATTCTGCAAGCCCCCGTTCCTTTATCTTGATAGCTGTCATTACTAAGACTCGGGGCGTCTTAAAACAATAAACAGACCAGAAGAGCCAAGCGAGCCCTCTGGATCAAGCCTCTCACAATAACCAGGAGACACGGTCTGAAGGCCGACGACCTCCCAGTCATCCAGATCTTTGACGTCCAGAGGGTCGAATCCAAACTCCAGAATTTCACCGGAGTCGGAAGCCAGGACCAAATACTCCGTCTTGCGGAGAAGTTGTAAGAATTCCCATAGCATCATTTTTAGATTTCCTCGTTTTCCTTAAGTTCTTTATAACTTAATTCTTTCATTTTTAGCCCTCAGAACTTCACACCCGATACGTAGGCTTAAGATTCTCATCTGTTCTTCAAAGAACTCCTCAAACAAAGCAGCGTTACGGATTACTCTACGAGCACGTCGACAATCAAGAAAGGTCCCCAGAACCACGTCGAACTTTTGGTGATAGAGGTGCTTAGAATCCGGAAGCTTTTTCATATAGAGCCAGCCGTTATAGCCATCCGCAATAAAATCCTTCACGCCACCTACGTTTTTATGCGCCCAGGCAAGACCGTACATATGATTCTGCGTGAACCTTTTATACTTTTTCTTCATAGGGCCCCCGAATCAAAATCCAGGGTAACCACCAGACGATAATAGCCGCGAACTTCGAGAGACTCAATTTCATGACTAAGCACTTCGAGGTCAAGAAATCGCGAATAGTTAACGAGATCAGCGCTGTCGTAATCGAGTACGATCTTAGATTCAGTACCACCACGAAGCAGTCTCAATTTCACCCCGCCACCTTGGCCGTATTTGAAATGGAAATCCAGCAATTCAAAGAGCTTCATTTAAATCCTCCTAAACAACCAGTACAGAACAGCCACGGAAATGGCGAATGCGGCCTCAGCCTTAGCTTCGATAAATGACTCATCCCACACCCAGGCCATAGCCCCAACAACTATATTAAGAGCGAGTATGAATAAAAAGAACTTGCCGAACTCGATCAGAATAGACTTAAAGGCTTTCACTTCCACATATCCTTTTCATACCAACCCAGGCGCTCACCAGCATACCAATCACCCTTGAAGCCCTTCCTCCATTGGTTGAACAGCTTCACAAACTCACGGCGATGACTCTCCAGGCGATCAATGCCCCAATCGCCGACACGTTGGTCGATCTCATCGGAGAGGTCGTCAAAGCAGCTGTGGGCATTGAGAAGGTCAATAAACTCGCGACGCTTATGCACCCAGATGCAATATTGCCCTTCAAGCTCCTCCTCTTGGAAGAACTCAAGCG